GAATCCGTAGCCGCCACCAGCGAGTTGATGCCGTTGCTGATGGTCAAGTCCCTGATGATGCTCTTGAGTATAGGGTTCGGGCTAGGCAAGGTGTCCAGCCCTAGTCGGGATTGAACGTAGAATTCTTGCTCTGCCATTATCTCTTCGATGATTTCATCGTTGAGGGAACCACCCGCCTTGAAGTGCTGGCGGATGTCCTCGGCTTCTACGTATACTCCCATAGGGCTGGACCCCCTTTCTTACTTAGCTGTTGTTGTTGCCACCACGACGGCCACGCTTGGGCTTCTCGTCCTCGGTCGCATCCGTAGATGCTTCCTCAGCGGTGTCCTCAGTAGAAGCGGCAGCGGCTAGGCTGTCGTCCTCTACCACGGCGCCCTTACGCACCAAACGCTTCACGGCTGCGGCACCACCGACGTACGTTCCCGTAGCGTCGTTGTTGTCTAGCGTGTCCTCGTCTGCCTGCTCGGTGTAGATGTAACCACCTCGGTCAATGGCAGCGAAGGAAATGTTTGGCCTGCCGTAACGGTCGAGGGCCAGAACGCTGTTGTCCTGAGCCTCTTCGTAAGTCGCTGACTGTCCAGTTACCAATGAGGCACGGACAGGCACGCTTACGGCCTCGTTTACTACCCTGAAAATTGCCATATTATCTCAACCCCCTTTACGGCGTAATGTCTAGACGACGGATTGAACCAGGGTCGGTCAAGAATGCAACCGTAAGCCTCTTGGCGCGTAGGAAGATACGCTCACGAGACTCGTCGCGCTCCGGTGGCTTCAGGGTTAGCGGAACCTCGTCGGCAATGCCGCCGAGTGCGCCCTTCTGCATAACGAACGCGAAGTCGTCGCTCATGTAAGGAGACTTCATAATGCGTAGACCGGCGATTTCTTCCATAGAGCCGACGAACACAGGGTTGTCGTCCCTCTCACCGAACATCTCACGGATTTCCTGATTCATCATCAAGTTGCCGTAAGTGTTGTTGCTGATTACCAAGGTATCAGCTACGTATACGCCACCCGACAGTTCCTCATCCTCAATCTTCTGACGAGTTAGGAACAGGTCGCTCCAGATGCTTGCCGTAGCAAGTGAACCCCAAGCCGCGCCTGCGTTAATCGTCTGAATCTTGCTGTTGGTGAGAAGCATGTTCAAGGTAACACCGTCAAGGTGCTTAACCATCGTGTTCATCATACGAGTCGTCAACCTGCTGAGCGTGCCCAACTGGTTACGGTCCTCGTCCTCGAAGGTAATCCAACCCTCGATTGCGTACTTACGAACGCCGGCCCTCTGAGGTCCAACGTCGCTCATGTACACCTGATGGAACTCTTCGCCCTCTGCGATTGCGAAGTCCTCGTTCGGGTCTGCGTCCTCGTCAACGTACTTGTTTACGCTCTCCTGGTACGCAACGCCACCACCCTGCGCGTTGTAACCCTTCGTGAAGAGAGACTCCGCCAAGAATAGACGCTCCGAAACGACAGTCAAAGCCTGCTCAATTAGCTGAGGCTGCTTGATGTAATCCTTGACTGTATGCTCCGTCTGGTTGCTGCTGATGTGCGCGTTAATAGCCATGCGTTCACCCCCTTTCGTTAGTTAGAAATTATCCTGATGCTCCGAATACCTTAACCCAAATCAAATCGCCAGCAGCCGCTACGCTGTGTAGAGCCGCGCCGTAGGCACGCTCACCAGCCGCACCAGCAGCCGCAGCTACTCGTCCGTTGGATGCGGGAACAACGTCCACGCCGAACGGGATAGCGGCGGAAGCTACTAGCAACTGCCAACCACGATGCGTAACGCCAACATCGTCGCCTGCGATACCGTCGAATGCCGCAGCACCGACAGCTACATCGGTAGCAGCGTCCGTATGACGTACGCGTGGCTTCGTCTTGCTCTGGCCCTCGCTTGAAAGCTTGACCAAGCGTGCGCCAGAAACGGTCTGACCCGCCTCAACCTCGTACGTTACGTCCGTTGCCCTCTCGTAACGTGTCTTTAGAATGCCCATTCAATCCACCCCCTTTAGTTCTTGATACCGGGATTGGTCAACGCGACCAAATCCATAACTGCCTTCGTCTGTGCGTCTGCGCTGAGCTCGTGCGTCTCTGGCTCCTTCTCGCTGCCAGTCTCGCCGCTCAGGTCGAGGAAGCCTTGCGCCTCTTCAAGCATCTTCGTAACGAGGCCAGCCTTGCTCAAGTTGAGGGTCTTTTCCTCAGTCTTGGCATCCTTGCCTTCGCCAGTCGTCTCGCTCACAGAAAGCTCGATGGTTTCGTTCTGCTCCTTCTCGTCAAACGAAAGCATGAGAGCCTTCGCGTAGTCGAGCATGATAGGCGGAACGGCCTTCTCGCCCGTGCGATAAGTGTTGAGAGCGTTGTCCACGATGTTCTCGTAGCTGCTCTTCTGTAGCTTACCAACGGTGGTTGACAACTCGACAATGCGCTCGTCCTTAGCCGCCGTCTCGTCTGCTACCCTCTTCGCAATAGCGTTCTGCATAACCTGCGAAGCCATGATAGCCTCAATGTTCTCCGCGCTAAGCTCGAACGGTAGGTTCTGCTCGGTGCCTTCCTTCTTATCTGCCATTGGTACACCCCCTTCGATTGGTGTAGTGATTACTTCTCCGTCGTCAAACGTTGCGTCAGACAAATCGTAAGTGCCGTCCTGCTCGTCAGAAGCGGCGATGGTCTTTCTCCACTCTTCCATGTTGTCCACTCTTGGACGCGGCGTTATTGCCACGTGCATTAGCGTAGAGCCACGATACACCCCCTGATTGTCCACGAAGTTGGGATGCAGCTTTACGCTTGCCCCGAACTTCGGATTGTGGTCTATAATCTTCTTGGCTTCGTCCGTCAACTTGAACTTGGCGTACAGCTTCGTGGGATTCTCCACGTTGTCCAAGCGGGTGTCCACCACCTGCCCCGCGTATGCGCGTGGGTCGTCGGTATGCTCTCCCTGCGATAGCACGTACTGAGCGTTCACCGTTGGGAAGATGTTTTCCTTGAAGTTCTTGTGTGCGCCCTTCAACATATCCGGCGTGAAGTTGACCCTACGCCCATTGATGTCTATGCTTGCGACACGCAACACTTCCTTCTCGTATGTTCCGTCCTCTGTCTCCGATGCCTCAATCTCCTGCCCAACCACAGGTGTCCTCATAGGACTCTGCACGTTGGCACTCAACTCAAGCACGTCTAGATAATCCGTAAGACTCAATTCTTCCACCCCCTCTCCGTAGTCCCATTCATCATCGCTCAACTCGATAACGTAGCGTGCCCACTCGTCATCGCTTAGGTTGATTATCTCTGGAATCTCCTGCCCCTTTGCGCGGTAATCCTTACGCATCTGAGCATTCAACACTTCTACTTCCAAGGGGTCGTCGTAGGACGCGATGATAACGTCGTCTATGTCGTCGTTCGACGCAGACACCTTCATCTTCTCCCACTTGGCAACCGCAGCGCACGCAGCCGTCTGCACGGCCTTCTTCACCACGCCGAAGTTGCTCTTCCCGGTGGCGCAAATCTTCTTGACCTGCGATACAGCCGTCTTGATAACGCGCTGTATAGTCCAGCCTGGGTTGCTCCTGAGAATGGCCGTTGCGAAAGAGTTGATGTACGTCGGCAACCCGCCGTTCTTCTCAACCCAATTTTTCAGCTTGCTCTTGTTAAGCTGGCCCTTGCGCTCGGGATGAAGGTTGGGAGACGTGCCGGCCAACTCGTATAGCTCCATGTGTATAGTCATCAGTCGTCGTCCCTTTCCATGTCCTTCTTCCTTCTCTGGCCACCGCTCGTAGTAGGCGCACTAGGCGCGGTCATGGTGATGAGGTCTATAAGGTCGCTCTTGTTCTGCTCCGCGCTCTTCTCGCTAGGCTTCTTCCCCGGCGTTGGTGCCGTCTCGCCGCTAGACTCGCCGTTCTTGTTGAGTCCCGTAACGGCGTTCTGGCCAGCACCAGCCCTGTTCTCCTTGGACGTAAGGTGCTGCATGGCCGTAGGAATGGTCTGAGTTATCATCGCCAATTCCTCAAAGTCGTAATCCTTGAGAGGCTTAACCTCAATGTCAAGAATCTGCTCAACCTTCGTCATAAGCTCTAGCAAGAACGGCGGCGTTATGTTAGGAGCGTTGCTGTTGATTACGTTCCTGAACATCTCTAGTACCTCACTGGCCCTGTCGTCGTTGATTGGACGGAACCTTATGCGCGGTACAGCCGCGTCCCTGCCAAAGTTGTACTGAACGAGGTCCGGTATGAGGTAGTTGTTAATGGCCGCAGCCATGTCCTCAAGTACGGAATCCAGATGCTTGAAGAAGAAGCTGCTCTTGTCCTGAGACAAGGCGAAGCTTCCGCGCTCACCC